AGACATCTAAAAGCTGCTCAGTTGATACAGTCTAAAAATGTTTTACAATTGTCTGAGGACCATATCAAAAGAGTTATGGGCCATGATCTGTTTTCAACTACAGAAGAGATCTACGGTAATCATGACTTGTTTGATGATACTGAACATAAGCAACTGGCTGCTAAGATTGAGCAGTACAGAAGCAATCCAATAAAGTTAATATCTTAAAATTTCGGGGGTAGTGCTGCAGTTCCTTCAGCTGCAGCGTTGCCTCCAATATGCGCACATGATAACACTTGCCCGATCCAGTCTCACGCATATTAGTAGGACTTTCAGAAAGAAGGACTGGTGGGCGTTCTCTAACCTCTGAATTTTTTCCAGCCTGCAATAAGAGTTCTTAAATTTTTATTCTCCTCTAAAACTCTCTCCAAGCTATCGTGATAGATCTCATTCTCTTTGTAGAGAAGATCTCTCTCTTCAATAATTATTTTTAATTCATCCTGCTGCATTGCCGTATGGTGGACCAGCGCTGCTTTAGACACATCTTTTACTTGCTCTTCAAGCTTTGCTGCATTTTCAGGCGACAGTGGATTTTTTACAATCTCATTACTCATCTGTTATTACCTCCAAAGTATCTTGCTCTGTCAGATCATATCTACTTGGTGGATCTTCAATCAGAGCTATTTCAGTTTTTGTTTCTTTTATGATTGCCTTCACATGGTCCTTGGCCTGCTCCAATACGGTAGTTAGGTTCGGATAGTTGGAAGGATAGACACCGTAGATATAAAGGTCATTGATAGCTGCAGTTACTCTAGCTAGACCTTGGTATCTTTTTTTTAATCTTGTTACTTTATCATCAAACGGTAAATTATAAGGTACGTTACTCATTTACTTTCTCCTTTTTCCATTTAGTATTTTCAATCTTATATTCTGTAATCTTGACATCAGCAGATTGTGGATCTTCTCCAACAAAAGCAGCATACTCATTGTCATAAGTTTCAGTGACGACAACATCAATAGTTCCAGTTGTAATTTTAAAAACTTTAGCCATCTAAACATCGATACCTTTTTGCTGTTCTCTGTATTCAATAAAATCTAGTTCTCTTGAAGCATCAGCCTGCAGCTGGTCTATGTCCAATAATTCTGGAGCAATTGCTGCATGAAAAGTTTGTGTATGATAGCCAGTCATTCTCTGTATGTATGTTGGATCAAAGAAATATTTCAGCTTACACTTCAATATATTGGCTGCTTGCCATAACCTAAAAGCATTCATTTGATTTTTGGCATGCTCATATTTTTCGATTTGTTGGTAGGTGATGTTCATTGCAGCACCTAATTTAACTAGGCTAAGCTTTCTAAGCTTACGTATAAATCTTAGGTTCTTACCTATTGTTTCATTGGTAGTAACTTGGTTGTTACTCCATTGCCTTTTATTGTTCATTAAATAACTCCAGTCTTTTTTTAATTGATGCAGTATCAAGTGATCTTGATCTGCTTATTGTTTGTTCAAAGCAATCAGTTGGTATCTGTTGATAAACTGTTGCAGATGCTTGCACATAAAAAGCAGCTTCTCCTAAAATCTTTTTGACAAAAAATGGTCCTCCAAGTGCAGCATAAGCACCTACAGTTTCATCTTCAAAAACCTTTTTCTGGAGTGAGTGCATGTGCTTACGTTGCTTACTCATAGCAGTTTTCCTCCGCGTATTTTTTTAAGATATATGTTGCTAGTACAGACGCAGCTCTTGGCGCTGTATTATCTGACGGAAACTTTATTGTTTCTCCAAAGTTTGAAAGCAGCTCCAGTTCTTTATCATCGAATAAAACAACATCCCAATATGGCTGCTGCATCTTCTCTTCAATTGAAGCTATTAATTTTTTTAATCTCTCTTCTGCGTTTATCTTTTCTTTATTGGCTACGCCTTTTTTGAAATCTATAATATTATTTTGAAATCTTTTTTTGAACGGCATCTTTATAAATTTTGTAATTTTTTTCTACATGCTCTGAGTTCCAAGTTGGAAAACCGCTTATCTCCATCTGCAGTTTGAACTCAGATAGAGACATCGGTTTTGCCTTTTGTTGGAAAGTAGCTATCGACCAGCTCAGAGACATCTTCTCGGTGAATTTCATCTGCTTGCACTAAGTAATTGATGGCATCAATGTAGCTATCATATTTATACTCATGATTTGCTCTGACAATTTTTGCAGCTGCATACATGAGCGCTACCTGATGTGGCCTGATTGTTATTCCAAGCAGTACAGACCAAACATCAGCAATTGATTGCATCTTCTTATTGAATGGTCCGTACTCATCGGATTTTACTTTTCTAAGTTCTTTAAGTTCTTTACTAAGCTTTTCGATTTGCATTCGATTTAAACTCCTCATGACCTTTTTGAACTAAGAACTCGACTGTCTTTGACATACTGATCGGCAGCTCAAATTTCTTTTGCGATAATTCTTCGAGCAAACGATATGTCTTGATATTTATTGCAACAGATTTGAACTTGTCTGGGTTCATTACGCCTCCAGCTCTTTCGGATCAAAGTCTGTAGCACCACCACCAGAAGCTACTGCATCCATAGGTTCTACTCTATGAAAGTAAAAGTAGTCTTGGCCCGCTGCCATCTTACCTTGACCTGAGGCTTGAGCTTTGTAAGCACCAAACCGATATGATTTGCCATCAATAACTATGTTGCCTTTGAGATCATAACTGCTGCTCTTGGCTTTGTTAGTTACTGGAATTGCGAGACCTAATTGTGGTCTCTCTTTTTTTTGATCTTCACTCATTATTGTAATACTCCTTTTTGTTTGAGTTGAGATTTAATTACAGTGAACTTCTCCATGAAGCCTTGATAGCTAATAGGATTTTGAGCCTTTAAATTAGCTAACATAGTCTTGTTGTTGGTAAGCCACTGTTGGAAATTACCAGCATGAGAAACAGCTTCTAAATCTTTCAAAGCTTGCTGGATTTCTTTTGATTGCTGCTCTATTGCAGCCGCAACTTCTTCAGCTGATGCGATACTATCATTTGTAATACCACAAAAAGCTAACGCTCTTCCAACTGCAGATGTTTCGCAGTTCTCAAGCGCTGACGTTTGATTTATTCTTGAAGCAGCACGTCTCTCTTCTGCTAGACCAGTTGCAATAACAGCATCACCAATTGAAACAGTTGCTTTACAAACAACCGTATCTTTATCAATTGAAACTATTTCTGTTTCGATCTTAGCTTTTGCTCCAAGATTTCTACGCAACACTGCAAGTCTTAATGCAACAGTTGCATAATCTTTACCGTGGATGCTAATCGTCTGTCCGTTAAGACTTTTCTTAAAGTCATTAATACAGAGGATTAAATCATCAGGTATTATTTTTACTTTATCTTTTGACATTTAACCTCCTAAGTAAAATTCCATAATTGTTTTGCAGCCTTCAGATTTTGTTCACCAATATTGTGCCAGCACCATGGGTGGTCAAAGTTTGGATCTATAATCTCAGATGCACTTCTTATAATTTCTGGAGCATCTTTCTTTTCAAACTGCGCTAGTATTCTTTCTCTTCTTTTGAATACATTGCAGATAATTTTAAAATTTTTTTGTAAACCTTCAGGAGTTAAATCCCAGCAATTGTCTTTGCTAAAAATTTGATAACCAGCTTTTGTTAAATAGACTAATGCAACTGGAGCAGCATAATTATATTTTGCAGCATAGAAAGCGCATTGTGTTAAATGATTAAATGAAGGAGCTGCAGGCAGAGACAAACTAATAAATCCTCTGCTTCCATCTTTCTTTACTTTACCAAGTTTGGACCATGAAGTTTTTAACTCTACTATCAGAGAAGGAACAGTGGTATCAGTTGTCTGAGTACCACCTCCAAAAGTAAAGTCTGTTCTTCCAACTACACTTAACTCAAGTGGGCTTTTATCTTGTGTAATCGAGATCTGTTCTTCGCAAGTTATAGGACCAGATGTTGCAGCTCCTATCTTCTCAAGCGCTGAGAAACCGTGTAATGTTACTTCAGGAATTTCTTCCTGATACTTTTCAAATTTTTCTCTATCCTTGTCATCTGCAGGATCGTACTCTTTAAACTTATCTAAATTTTTTGTAATTAATTCTTGTTTATCTGTATGCTGTAAATCATTTCCGTATGGTGTTAATTTTTTTGTGATTGGATTTGTTTTCCAAATAGTATCACCGTAATACTGTTGGAGTATTTCATTAACAGCAACACCAGCTTTCATATTGGCATTACTTGGAAGCATTCTTCTTTCTTCCTGAGTAAGAACTAAATATTTAAATAGCCAAGCTCCATCTGGTAAAGATGCTTGAGTAGGTGAGTGATGATTAATTTTTAATTTTGCTGCAAACAGTGGCAGTACATTTTCTTTTAAAGGATCTTCTAAAACTTTATTGTTTAAAATCATATAAGCCTAGATAAAGACTTATAACTATAATACAATGAAAATGGTCAAGCTTGACCATTATAGACTTTTAAGAAGCTTTTGCCGTTTTTGCCGTTTTATCCGCAGTGTTCTTATGCCATCCAAGAAACTGATCGTATTGATAACGTGGTCTGCCAAATCTTAAATCAACTGGTGGAGCATCATCACCTTTGTATGCAGCTGATCTAAAATGTTTTAATTGATTAGCAGTATAGTCTGGAAACAAAATTAATATTTGTCCTACTGATAATTTAAGTGATGGATTATTTTTTATTTTTTTTAAAATTTCTTCTTTGCAATAGTTATGAGTTTGTTTTTTTCCAACTATCTTAGGCACGCTTTTTCTCCAACCTTCTTGCTTCTTCGATCTTTTGATAAAGCTCATCTTGTAATTGTTTTAATTTTTTTTCTTGGTCACGCTGCAGCTCTCTTTGTTTTTTCAAAAGCATCTGCATTTCTTTTTGTTCATCTTCTTTAATTCTTTTGTAATCTTCTATTTGATTTTTTGTTTCTATATCATCAGCTAGTAAAGGATTAACAACTGCAACTATTGGAGCAACAACTTCAATATTTATTACATCTCTTAAAATATATTTATGTTTTGCAAACGGATCTGGATTAGCAATATTTATTTTACCACCTAAACCTTCTTCATAAATTCCAACAAAATAAGAAACATAATCAGGCATCACACTGTCAAACACATTTATTCCAACTAAACATAATTTACCATGACAGTTAGGTGGACTTTTATCTTTTGATTTATAATAAAATAAATTGTGTCTATCTAAGAAAGAACCTTTTGATCTTACTGTTACACATCTAATTAATGGTCTCCAAATATCTCTCGGAACATTTGTAAATTTATCTTCTCCTAAAAATTTTAATTGACCAGCATGATAAACAACTTCATTTGCATTTGCTCTTGAATGAATAAAATCTACATCTGCCCAAATTTTAGTTTGTAAATCTTCAAACAATAATTTTGCAGGATCACAATTTAAAAACTTAGAATATTCTATAGCTTGGTTTAAAGATATTTTTCTCTTACCTTTTATTTCTTTATGAATATTTGAATAATCTTTTTTTGATTTTTCAGCAAATTCTTTTGCACCACCGTAAAAGGTTTTATTTATTTCATCTGATAATTTTTCATTTGTGTATGCTTGTTTATATGGAATTGCTGTAAGACTGTTGAAGTTTCTATTTTTAGCTACTGTCCATGCACTTACAAACAAACTTCTTGAAGCATTAGCGTTCTCATAATGATAATCGTAAACTTCTTTTGGTGAGCCTCGAACAGTTCTTTTTCTTGAAACAGTTTCTAATCTTGGATTTGTTACACCAACAGATATTTGATATGAAAAATGAGTAACTACAGATGCGTAATCTTCTTCTATATTTAGTAATCCGTAGTTTTGATTAATGTCGATCTCATAATATTCAAGTTTACCAGCTACTCCTGATGGTGGTTTCTTGTTCCATGAGATAGATAATTTCATAAATTTTAATATTTATTTGTTGATCTCATATATACCTATATAACCATATTTCAAGTCAAATTTGACCATATTTTTAGTTGACAAATAACCTCCAAAAATTAGTAAGTTTTAGATGCCTAGATATAAACGCTCACAATCCACAATTGACAGTCCTTTTTCGACTTGGCATCGAGACCAGCATGATGGAGTAAATATGGTGGATATTGACGTTTGCGGTATCTGTCCAGCCTGCGCAAAACCACTGTTTTTGGCTGATACTATCTACAATTTAGATTTTACATTTAAAGGCAAAAGCAGCTGGCATCAGAGACCATACAAGTTTTTAGCTGTCAAAGCAGAAATACCATATTACGAGATCTTCTACACTGTAGATGAAAGCACCAAATTTAGAGACTGCATACGCTTCGATATAAACAGAATATATCCGCATAGTGATAAGAAGTGGAGGAACTTATCACCAGATAACATGCTCCAGTTTTTAGAACACATGGCATTAAAATCTCATGGTCCAGACTGTACAGAAAAAGATTATTTAATCAGAAAAATTACAGCCAACAAATGCGGTAATCAATTTATACGCCAACAGAATTATGTCAGTTTTTTATCTATCTGATCCTAAAGTTTTAAATGAGCTGCGTTTGCAGAATGATGATTTTAGAATTTACTCGCACTGCTGCAGGCAATTTAACGTAAAGACTTTAACTTGTTTTATCAGGCTTGTTGATATTGCGGGCCAGTTTCAGTTATCGATGGAGCAGGTCCAATTAAGTTTGGCAAGAATGACAAGACTTAGAATTGATGGAGAGCCACTTATAAAAATTAAAGATGCAGGCAAGTATCTTGTATTTGAAATGCCAAGACATAAAACATTTATCAAGTCTCTTGGTTTCGCAAGATACAATTCCAGTAAAGGATGGAAGCATTTAAAAGATCACATTGCAAACAAACCGACAAATAAAAAATATATTTTCGACAAATTAGATCAATACGAATTAGAAGATAAATTAATTTCTCTTACAACAGAGGAGTTCAACAAGATAAATAAAAACGATTTAAAATATCCTTGGAGTTACGAAAATGCGAAAAAGTCTCGAAAGAGTAATTGAAGAGCAGATAAAGCTGCAGGCTTACGTGGTAGAAATACTGGATGATGCTGCGTATGCAGAAAGATTTATATCTTCACCAAATAATAAAAGATCTCCAAGCATGTATAAGATTTTAGATTATTGTTACGATAAGAAAGATATGGGTTACTATGAAAAACCTAAACTTGTTCTACGTGCAACACCAAGGCAGATGACAAGATATGGTCTAGCTTTGGACATATTGTTAGAGATAGATAATAAAGTATCAGACAATCCAAGAGAGGCACGAAAGATATTGTGGCTGCGTGCAAATAGATTTCAATGGACCAAGCTTGGTAAAATGTTTGGTTATCACCGTACAACAGTTAAAAGAATGTATGAGAACATCTTAGATAAGTTATGTAATAAATTAAAAAATAATCTTTACATTTACGACAAAATATTTAATTAATCAGATTATCTTCAAAAAAGTTTTTCAAAAAAAAAGTATAGGAAAAAATAATAATAGACAGCTTAGAAATCAGCTGTATAATTTTACTGTTGGAAGCGTATTGCCAAAAAATATAATTTTTTTTTCACTTCTTTTTTTTTACATCAGCGAAGTTTGTTACAATGAAATTCAAACAAGATCAGTGCGAAAGTTTTACGAGATCATCTAATTACACTGTACGCTGCCTAAGAAAAGGTTTCTTTTGCAAGACATCCAAACGCTACAGATGTCCTAACCATGCTGGTCTTTCGAGTGGTCCTAAAACAAAAGAAGGTAAAAAGAAATCTTTACAGAATTTAAAACAGTTTCGGAATGACAAAAGCTTTAGAACTTACATCTCAGATTACAGACAAGATCTGCGAACAATTGATGACTGGGAAGCCGCTGACAAGAATTTGTGAAAGCAAAGATCTGCCAAGCTTAGCTACAATCAATAGATACATTAACAAGAACTCATCCTTTGCTAAGCAAATATTGCAGGCAAGAAGAGTAGGCTGCCAATACTATTTAGATAAGATGGTTGAAGAGCTTGAAACAATGTCAGCTAAAGATGTTGGTATTGTAAGAGAAAAGCTTCAGCACTACAGATGGCTTAGCAGTAAATTATTGCCAAGCCTTTACGGTGATAAACAAGAAGTAATACAAGACACAAAGATAACGATACAGTGGCAACAACCTGAACAAATGAAAGTGGTTGAAGCAGATGACCGTTAGTAGATGCGGCTTGAGATAGTCTCGCGCGCGTCATGGAGTTCGAGAAATAGTTGTATTGTGTGGATCTGATGGACCTGACGTACCAGATACGTACCACACCACTGAATTAGTTTTATTTTATAAGCTAGAGCGCAGAATGATTGATCGCGTACTAGCAAAATACGTGAGGTCAGCAAAAGCATTTTGGTTTTTTTGCAAGAGGCATAACACCAAAAACTGCGCTGCCGTCTATATATGTAAATCACCGATGAATAAGAAACAGAAACTTAAACATAAATATATTCCAGAGAAGTTTAAAAATGTAGAGAGCTTCTCTTTTACAACAATCAATGATGAGCTGATGGTAGTATTCCACGGCTTCGATCAAGAATTGGATATGTCTGATTTTGCAGATTACTTATTTAATAAAATAGGTATGAACTATCATCACATCAAAGGTCCGCCAACTATTCATTAATGGCTAAGCATCTGCGTTGTATTCCTTTAACACTAAAGGATGCAAACAAATTTGTTAATCAATACCATAGACATAATAAAGATTGTCGAGGACATAGATTTTCAATAGGCGCAATTTATAATAATGAGCTAGTTGGTGTTGCAATTATTGGACGACCAATTGCAAGAAAGTTAGATCAAAAACTTATAGCTGAGGTTTTAAGAAATTGTGTAAAGCCTGAAGCTCCTAAAGGTACTTGTAGTTTTTTATATTCTAAAGCTATTCAGGTTTGGCAAGTTTTAGGTGGAAAGAAAGTTGTTACTTACACTTTAGAAAGTGAAAAAGGTAGCAGTTTAAAAGCAGTAAAATTTAAAAATGTTTCTACCACTCCAGTTTTTAAATATGGCTGGACCAATAGAAAAAATAGAGTTTTACCTGAAACACAAAAAATTAGAAAAGTTCGCTGGGAAAAAGAACTATGAATGTTACAATACCTTATAGTCCAAGAAAGCAGCAAGCTTTCATACATACAGAATTAGATAAGAAAAGATTTAGTGTTCTTTGTTGCCATAGAAGATTTGGCAAAACAGTGATGCTAATAAATCATCTTATTAAATGTTGCATGACAAATAAAAATCATGCACCAAGATTTGCTTACATAGCTCCAACATATTCTCAGGCAAAAAAGATAGCTTGGGATTATTTAAAATTTTATACGAAAAATATTCCAAATACTAAGTATAACGAAACAGAGCTTAGAGCAGATTTTTTTAACGGATCGAGAATACAATTACTGTCTGCTGAAAATCCAGATAGTATTAGAGGTATCTATCTTGATGGTGTTGTTTGTGATGAAGCTTCACAAATAAATAGAGAACTTGTTGATGAAGTTTTGAGACCAGCTCTTTCAGACAGAAAAGGCTGGATGACTTTATGCTCGACACCAAAAGGTATGAACAATATTTTTTATGAGCTGTATTTAAAAGCTCAGTCGGACCAAGACTGGTTTTTATATACTGCTAAAGCTAGTGATACTGGTTTAGTAGATAAAGAAGAATTAGATGCTGCGCTCAAAGTAATGGGAACAGCAACTTATAATCAAGAGTTTGAATGTTCTTTTATTGGAAATGTTAAAGGCTCTATCTATGGTGATATTATTACTAAATTAGAAGATGAGAGAAGGCTTACTAGAGTACCTCATGATCCGTCTTACAGTGTTAATACCGCTTGGGATCTTGGCTATAATGATGCTACTGCTATTATTTTTTATCAAAATATTGGACATAGCATTAATATCATTGACTACTACGAGAACAATAATCAGGCGTTTCCTCATTATGCTCAGATACTCAAGGAAAAAGATTACTCATATTCTGAACACTTAGGACCACACGATTTAGAGCAAACAGATTTTACCACTGGTAGAACCAAAAGAGAGGTTGCGTATCAGATGGGATTAAGATTTAGGATAGCTCCTAAAATAAATATAGAGGATGGCATTCACGCAGTTAAGATGTTGCTGCCTCGTTGCTATATTGATGTTGATAATTGTTCTAAGCTTATAAATGCTCTTAGACATTATCATCGTAAGTACAAAGAAAAAGATAACATCTACTCTGCTAAACCTAACCACGACTGGAGCAGTCATGCGAACGATGCACTTAGGTATTTAGCAACTGGATTAGAAAAAGAAAAATACAACAACAAACAATTACTACAAACGGATTACAATTATGGGTTCAATATTTAAACCAAAAATCTCTTTACCTCCACCACCTCCGATCGAAGTACCAGATCCAGTAGTGGAAGATACACCTCCAAAAGTTGATGATGAGGAGACTGTAGAAGTTGAGACTGAAGAGATGAGAAAAAGAAATAGAAAAAGAAAAGGTCGAAGATCTACAATTCTTACAACACCAGAATTAGAAGATGAAGAGCCAACATTAAAAAAACCATTATTAGGAGATTAAGTTATGGGAGCAAGAGGAGATAGTGGAGCGCAAGGCTCTGATGCAGGATTTGAGAATACTCAAAAATCAAAGTTATCTAAAAAAAATCAAAAATTAGTTGATAGCAGTTTTAGAGATAGAGGAGCTGAAAAAATAAAACAGAAAGCTACGAAAAAAACAACACCTTTAGCTGCAAAAGTTTTATCTGGTCCTTTACAAGCTGGCTCAAAAAGAACAAGAGATTTTTTTGAAAATAAAGTTTTAGGATCAAGAAATTACAAAGGAACTTCTAAAAAAGATTTTCAAAACTTAACTGCTAGTCAGCAGGAAAGTATGTATGAAAGCTACTTAGAAGGAAGAACCTCTGGAAGAACTGATGCTTATGGTAATCCTACTGGTCGTGATAGAGATAACGACAGTGGTATGACCACTACTGCTAAAGCTACAGCGCCAAAACAAACTACAGCATTATTATCTACAACACCTAAAAGTGAAGTTGCTCAGGTAGATGAAGTAATTACTGAAACAGCTAGTGAAGCAAAGCCAGAATTAACTGAGCAACAAAGATTAATTAATGTAAAAAGAAAAGCTAAAACAAAAACAAGATTACGTCAGGATGATGAAGACGTTACTCTTGATAAAAAAGTTTTACTATCAATATAAATGCAGAAACAAGAATTTAAAAATTTGGCTCAAGAGTTAAAGTCAAATCTATCTAAGCTTATGGAAAAGCGTTCAACGTGGGAGAGCCACTGGCAGGAATGTGCAGATTTCATACAGCCTAGAAAAGCAGAGATCACAAAAGAACGAGCAAGAGGCGACAAGAGAAACGTACAAATATTTGATGCAACGGCTATTCACGCTCTGGAACTATTGGCAGCATCTTTGCATGGAATGCTTACAAGCTCAGCAAATAGGTGGTTTTCTTTACGTTATAAAGAAGATGCTTTGAATGATAGCGATGAGGCTAAAGAGTGGCTCGAAGATGCTACTGATAAAATGTATTTAGCTTTTGCTAGATCTAACTTTCAGCAAGAAGTCTTTGAAGCGTATCACGATTTAATTTGTTTTGGAACTTCAGCATTGATGATAGAAGAGGACCAAGACGATATACTTCGTTTCTCTGCTAGACATATAAAAGAAATATATATCCAAGAAAATAGAAAAGGCTTTGTCGATACTATTTACAGAAGATTTAAAATAGCTGCTATTGCTGCTGTAGAAAAATTTGGATTAGAAAACTTATCAAAAGATAGTCAAAAAACTTTTGAGAAAAATCCATTTGAAGAATTAGAATTTGTTCACGTTGTTAGACCAAGAACTATCTACAATGAAAGAAAAGCAGATAAAAAAAATATGCCGTTTCAAAGTATTTATTTTGAATACATGAATGGACATATAATATCTGTTGGTGGTTTTAGAGAACTACCATACGTTATACCTAGATATTTAAAAGCATCTACAGAGATATATGGAAGATCTCCTGCAATGAATGCGTTGCCAGATGTAAAGGTGCTGAACAAGATGGTAGAGACTTCTTTGAAAGCAGCAGCTAAACAAGTTGATCCACCTCTTTTAGTGCCAGACGACAGCATGCTTTCACCAATTAGAATGTCAGCTGGTTCTTTAAATTACTATAGAAGCGGCAGTAGAGACCGTATAGAAACATTACAAATCGGACAAGCTACATCTGCAACTCTTAATCAAGAAAATCAAAGAAGAGAAGCAATTGCAAAAATGTTTCATGTGGACCAGTTAGTAGTTTCTACAAATAGAACTATGACAGCAACAGAGGTCATACAAAGAAACGAAGAGAAGATGAGAATACTTGGTCCAGTATTAGGTAGATTACAATCAGAATTATTACAGCCAATGATATTAAGAGTATTTAATATTATGCTTAGAAACAGATTATTTTTACAAGCACCAGAAATTTTAGCTAATCAAGAAGTAGATATTGAATATGTATCACCGATGGCTTTAGCTCAAAGATCTCAAGAGTTACAAAACTTGATGAGAGGTTTAGAGATGTTTGCGCAGATTTCTCCACTTGCTCCAGTACAAGATTACATCGATGAAAATGGTTTAGTGAAAAACATAATATCTCTATTAGGTTTACCAGCTAAGATGATTAAATCAGATAAAGAAGTGATGATGCTTAGAGAACAAAGAGCAGCTGCACAACAACAACAAGCAGAGATGATGCAGCAAATGCAAGAAAGCCAAATGGCCAAGAACGCAGCTCCTATGGTCAAAGAGTTAAATAATGCAGCTGGATAAAAAATTAGCTGAGCTTATTAAAGATTATCAATTTATTTTTAATACAGACGAAGGCAAAAGAGTTTTAGATGATCTCAAAAAGAGATCTCATTTCTATTCAACAACTCATGTAAAAGGCGATAGTCACGAAAGCGCTTTTTACGAAGGTCAAAGATCTTTGGTTGTTTTTATGGAAAGTTTAATAAATCACAAATAACGAGGTAAATAATGTCAGATCAGACAACTGCTCCAGTGGAGCAATCTGAGCAACCTAAGGAAGTTGCTCAACCAGAGGCAACGCCTGAGGTAAAAGAAAGTGTATTAGCTGAACCAGTACAAGCTGAAGAGGTTAAAACAGAAGAGCCTACAGTAATTAATTTTAAAGAGTTAATTCCTGAGGAATATAAAGATGAGAAGGCTTTACAGAATTTTTCTAATATGAATGATTTTGTTAAGTCATATTTAAACGCTCAAAGTTTAGTTGGAGCTAATAAAGTTGCTATACCAAATAAGATGGCAACCGATGAGGACTGGGATGAGGTTTATAAAAAACTTGGCAGACCTAGTAAACCTGAGGATTACAAATATTCTTTTTCAGAAGAAGTAGATCCTGAGCAACTTAAACAATTTAATGAGACAGCTCATAGAATTGGTTTATTACCAAAACAAGCAGAGCGTATAATTAAATTTTACAATGAGTTGAATACTCAACAAGATGCAAACAGAGTAAAAAACTTTGAAGCAAAACAAGTTGAGGCCATGGCCGAGTTAAAAAAAGAATTTGGTCCAGAGTACAACAAAAGATTAGATCAAGCCAAAAGACTTGCCGTAGAAACTTTAGGTAATGACATTTTAAATAATGCTGTACTTAATGATGGAACAAGACTTGGTGATAATGCTCAAGTTGTAAAAGCTTTTTCAATGCTTGCAGATAAATTATCTGAAGATGAATTAGTAAAAGGTGATGGTGTTGATTATCAAACAGCAAGTGAGATAGAAAAAGAAATATCTGAACTTACTGAAGATGGTTCTCCATACTGGAACAAAACTCATCCAAATCATAAAAAGACTGTTGAACAAGTATTCAAATTAAGAGAGCAACTAAATGGCTAACGAAAAATTTGAACCAACAGAAAATATTACGGATATTGAAATCAGATTAGAATGTTTAAGACTTGCTACAGAGTTTGGACCTGAGAATGAACGAAGAGAGCCACTCGAAAAAGCAACAAAATATTTTAACTGGGTAAAACAAGTTTCAAGCGACAATCGTAAGACCGCTAGAAAAAAAGTCTAATTGCAGACTATAAATGTAAAGACGAGATCCGCTCTGCGGAAAATCAAATCGATCAAATCAATAATCAACTATAGGAGGACATTAAATGTCTAACCAAATAACTACTGCATTTGTTCAACAATATTCGAACAACGTGCAGATGCTAAGTCAGCAAAAAGGTTCACTCCTACGAAACACTGTTGATAGCGAAACCGTGCAAGCGAAAAATGCGTTTTTCGAACAAGTAGGCGTAGCGACAGCAGTAAAAAGAGTTTCAAGACACGGAGACACTCCGCAAATTGATACTCCACATGCAAGACGTAGAGTGAGTATGGTAGATTATGAGTACGCAGACTTGATCGACAAACAAGATCAGGTCAGAACTCTGATCGATCCAACATCTTCTTATGCTCAAGCTGCAGCGTTCGCGCTTGGCCGTGCAATGGACGATGAAATAATAACAGCCATTTCGGGGACAGCTTTCTCAGGTGAAACAGGAAGTACATCAGTTACTTTACCTTCAGCTCAGAAAATTACTGAAAGTGGTACAGATGGATTAACAATTGCAAAATTAAGAGAAGCTAAAGAGAAATTCGATAGCGCCTCTGTTGATCCTTCAATTCCGAGATACCTTGTTGTCGGACCAAAACAAATTTCTGATTTGTTAGGAACTACTCAAGTTACATCTTCGGATTTCAATACAGTTAAAGCTTTAGCAAATGGAGAAATTTCAACATTTCTTGGTTTTAACTTCATAACTTCTAACAGACTTACATTAGCATCAAGCAAAAGACTTTGCTTAGCTTATGCTGGTGACGGTATCAAGTTAGCGTTAGGTCAAGACATCATGACTAGAATTGATGAGAGATCTGACAAAGGTTATGCAACTCAAGTTTACGTGTGTATGACAATGGGAGCTACTAGAATGGAAGAAGAAAAAGTAGTTACTATCCAAGCACACGAAGCGTAATAGAGGAGGTTAAATCAAATGGGTACTAAAAATACAGACTTAGTGGCAAACTTTGAGGCTACTCCTCAAGTTAAAAACAACGCAGCTGAACTTCACGGTGTACTTAGAACTGCACACGGAACTGTTGAGCTAGACACTGGCGATAGTGATAATGACGATATTGTAATGTTAGCACCGATCCCATCAAACGCTGCAGTGCCAAGTATATTTGTTGGCTCTGATAGTTTTGGTGGATCTTGCACTTTCAATGTTGGAATTTATGCTACAGATGGAACAGTAAAAGATGAAGATGTATTTGCAACAGATGTTGCAGATGGAGCTGCTATGGCAGACGTCAGATTTGAAGCTGCAGACATCAATACAGCTGGTAAAAAAATGTGGGAGCTTGCTGGCGAAAGTTCAGATACTGGCGGTTATTTCTACATAGCAGTAACAATGAGTGCTGCTGGTGGAACTGCTGGAACTCTTTCATGGAACATTAGTTACGTTGTTAATTAATACGCAGTAATCTGCAATTGGACTAGGCGGAGTAATATCTGCCTAGTCTTTCCAAAATTTAATGAAATATATTTTAATCTTATACGTTTGTAGTTTTATCGGTAATCCAGTCTGCACTGACAGTCATGTATTACCGTTAGAGTTTACAAACTATAAAGATTGTATTTTACAAGGATATAAATCTTCACACAACACACTGAAAGAATTGTATGGAGAAAGAATAGAATTAGAAAAATTAGCAATAAGATTTCATTGTAAAGAAATAATAGGAGAACAAGCATAATGGCATCCGTGGTGGACATCTGCAATAGCGCACTAAATTTATTAGGAGCATCAACAATCTCAGCTTTAACTGAAGATAGTAAAAACGCTAGACTTTGTAATCAAAGATATGAACCAATTAGAAATAGAACTTTTAGAAGTCATGCTTGGAACTTTGCAACAAAAAGAGTTGAGCTTGCAAAAGATAGTACAGCTCCAGTAGTTGAATATGCTAATCAATATACTTTGCCGTCTGATTGTTTAAGAGTATTGAAAATACATACTGGAACAACAGATAGTATTAAATCAACAATAGATTACGTTGTAGAAGGTAGAAAAATTAAGACAGATGAAGGAACTGTTTTTCTTGTTTACATAGCTTTAATAACTGATCCAAACGAATACGACACATATTTTAATGAAGCTTTATCAGCTGCTCTAGCTGCAGATTTAGCTTACGCAATAACAAACAATGCTACGCTATCTAATAATTATCAAGCGATAGCAGAAGAAAGATTAAGAGAAGCTAGATTTGTCGATGCTACTGAAAACAGTTTAGGAACTGTAGAGAGCAACGAATTTACAGACGCGAGATTATAATGCCAAGAACAACGCTTGCTTTAACAAGTTTTGTTTCTGGAGAACTTGGAGATAAACTATCAGGTAGGATAGATTTTGCTAAGTATAACTCTGGAGCAAAACAACTTACAAATTTTTTAGTTCATCCTCA